AACCATCACTTTTCCTAAAGCCATCTGATGAGAGTTCGTTAAATTTTGCGTATGGGTACACCATTCTCGAAGTACACGTCCGTCTGATAAAATTCATTATTACTTTGTTTTTGTTATTTTAAGTCTCGTTTTTTTAGTTGCATTTTTAGCATCAGATTCCTTTTGATCCAAATATTTAGGATTATACATTTTTTTGTGAAGTCTCCAAAGATCCGGACTACCTACCCTGAAGTTTTTCCTGAGTGTAGCCTTGTACCAAAATACACAGTCCTCTATTTTATTACTTTTTGATGTATTATCTAACACTAAACACTCGTAATTTTCTGTACATGCATCCATGACCTTATTAAACATATCAAAATTCGGAAAAATACCAAAAAATGATTTGTATATTTTTTCTCTATTCTGAATGATATTTTCTCTTAAAACGAATACGTAATCGACATTTGCTCTGAGCGCAGGTGGGAGATCCATGACGTATTGCATAGTAAGCATGAAAAATATATTATAGTGTCGTCCATTCATAAAACATTGACGTATACACGTATCTTTTAAGAATTTACTATCATACATACAATCATCTAAAAGCATAAATGTACCATTATTTATACTCTTACCTTTCGTACCAACTAATTTTCTTTGTCTCGATATAACTCTCTCTATAGCATCTCTATCGTAATCACCATATACAAACAGATCTGGAATAAATTCACCGTAAAAATGATTCCCTTCTTCTGTACCGGATAGAACAACACCGGCTGGTATATGTTTCTTATAATACATAATGTCTTTCACGAGTGTTGATTTACCCGTGTTACGTTTACCTATAAAAACACATACCCTATCATCGGACATTTTTTCGGGTTTGAATTTTCTCAGTTGAATATTCATTCTATGATAGTGTATCGTTTTATTTCATAAAATTTTACTCACATAAAGTAAGAATGGCTGGTCGATTAAACCTTGCTGTCACGGGTATCCAGGACCAATGGCTTACTGGTGATCCCGAATTTTCGTATTTCCTGATGAATTTTAAACGACACACGAAATTTTCAATAGAAGCTATAGAAACACCGTTTGATGGTGATATTGATTACGATGCAACTGTAGAGTGTCGTATACCCAAAAACAAAGGGGATCTCGTTCGAAGCATGATGCTTAAATTTACTTTACCGCAACCGTCCGGTACAGCATCGTCTGGATACGATATAAGATACATGAAATCTATAGGTGCACGTATCATAGAGTACGCAGATCTTTTGATTGGTGGTCAAACCATTGAACGTATAACAGGTGATTATATCTACATGTATGATCAGATACATAATAACAAAGACGATATAGACCAAACGCTTTATTTCTTAACGGGACACGATAATTACATAGCGGTTTCATACGATTGGGATTATAACGTCCTTTTACCGTTCTATTTTTTTAGACACCCGAGTTTATCTATACCCGTATGTGCACTTACGAAACAACTTGTCGAGGTACGCATAAAGTTTAAAAAACTCGAAGATGTTATTATTCAGTATAACACTGCTACTACGGATATCATCGATCCACCTTCAGACGTTTCTTCATCAATTAAAAAGGTATCACTCGTCACCGATTTCTTTTTCGTCACGGAAGATGAAAAGAACTTTTTAATGTCTAAACCAATAGAATACGTTATAACCCAACTCCAAATGTCTCAGTTTAAGTTTAAGGCGGGTGAATCTAAAAAGGCGGGTATGCTTAACTTTAAAAATCCAGTCAAGGAAATGTTCTTCTTAGCAGTGAGTGATGATGTTCACAAACTCAATCCAATAAAACACGTTACCATGAAGTTTAATAATAATACAATAATAGACGCCGATAACTTAATGTTAAGTTACGAACAGCCTCTGAAATATTACACGGGTGTTACTGAAAACAGCTTCGGGGTATATAGCTTTTCACTTAAACCCGAAACGTATTACCCAACAGGACAGGTAAATATGAGTAGAATAGCACACAATTTAATTGAAATCGAGCTCGACGCACCTGATACGAACTACGGTCACAAAGTTTACGTATACGCTGTAAACTATAACGTATTGCGAATAAATAGCGGACTCGGGGGTTTAAAATTTTAGTGCCTTATACTAGTAATGGCTGGTCGTGTTCAATTAGAAACATCCGGTCCACAGGACGCCTTTTTTACGGATAATCCAGAGTATACATATTTCATAAAGAATTTTCAAAAACATACGAACTTTGCACCCTTCTTTGTTGATATCGATGTAGATGGAGAAATTGAGTTTGGAAATACCATCAGGTGTACCATTCCCCAAGACCAAGGTGATCTTCTCAAAACCGTAAGTTTGAAAGTTGAGTTAAGTGCTATAGATCAAAGTTTAACAAATTTATCGGGTATAGGATACAATGAATCGATAGGTCATGCCATGATTGAATATGCTGAACTCATCATAGGTGGTGAAGTTATACAACGCGTACCGAGTGATTTCTTAGCGATTTATTCGGATAATTACGTGACACAAACAAAACAACACAATTTAGCCAAACTCGTTGGTAAACCACCTTTAGAATTGTCAGGTACAGAAGTCAGTAGTCAGGAAATAGGGCATTATTTAGGAAACGCAACTTCAGATACCAAATATTTTATCGATATACCGTTCTATTTTTATAATACCACCGAACTCGCTATACCTATATGTGCCATAACACAACAGGAAATTGAGATTGTTATTAAATTCAGGGAAGTTGATAAATGTATTCATGCCATCACTTCTAATATAAACGAACCCGTATTATACACAGGTCTTAAACCAAAAAACTTAATAAAAAGCGCTAAAATAACACTGGAAATGGTTTCTTTGGACGAAGAAGAAAAACAGAAGTTAAGTAATCAAAGAATAGATTATATAATTACACAAATACAGGAAAATAAATCTATTATACCAAAATATGTAACAGAACATAAACATAAACTCGAATTTAAAAACCCTATAAAAGAACTGTTTTTTGTAATACAAACAAAAAATGTTGATATAGTCAATGCAAAAACATATACACCCTTTGATTATGATTTATATTATGAAATATATACGAGTGAAAATGAATACATTAATTATGAACACTTAAGAAGTTTGGAACTTAAACTCGACGATTCCGAAATTCTAAACGAAAAAACGGGTAGCATTATTAACTTACGTGCGGTACAAAGTGGTATACATCATTCAAGAACACAATTGTTCAGAAGATACTATTCGTATAGTTTTGCACTCGAACCCGAACGTTGGTATCCAACGGGACAAAAAAATTTTAGTTTAGTTAAAGAACAAATTATAAAACTTAAATTAAATCCACATAATAATACTAATAGGGAACTTAGAGTTTTAGGCCTAAGTTATAATATACTCCGTGTAGAAAACGGTATTGCTAAAACACTGTTTAACGTATAGTATAATGAATCAACGAGAAAAAGACGCAAACACAAACCTAATTGAACAAATACAGGAATCTGCCATTAACATTATCCAGCCCGTACTCGAACGGTCCATGATACTCGCTGCAGAGTATGCGAAAGCGTGTGGACGCGATATCGTTCTCGGTGAAGATATGGAATACGCCATGAAATACTGTGCCATGAACGAAGTTGGTAAGAAAATGGGTTCACATTTCCCAGAACTTTATGATGAAGAGTCTTCAGGTGAAGAAGATGAAGAAATTGAAATTGAAGAAGACGAAGACGTACCGTTTACGCGATATTCAGGACGCGAATATAAATTCGTTAAAATGAATATGGCGTATGATAATTGGAGTACATGGGAACCAAAAAATCCGTCAGAACAGATGTTAAAAAATGCCATAGATAGTAATGAACACATCAGAGCCGGAGGGGTACACGACGACATCTAAGTATTTTAAGATACGTGATGATGAAAGTTCTGATTCTGATTCGGAAACTGATTCTGATTCGGATTCGGAATCGAGTTCGGGTACAGTACCTATAAATATAGGTATGTTAAAAGGATATTTAAACCCAAAATATTATAAAGAAATTTTAGTCGAAGAAGATTTACTCCCTGATTAAAATCTCAGGATACTATATATAAAAATGTCTACTGCTGCTGAAACTGTTACGCTCGTCGCCCGCGAACTCGAGTCCCAATCTCTCAACGCCGTCGTTGCTGGATTCTCTTTCGCCGCTGCCCTCTCGTGGATGGACTTGGTGAGATGGTTGGTTAACCAAATTGTCAAGGTCAACAAGAACGGTGGCATGAACTACACGCTCACGGCCTTGTTCACAACGCTCTTGTCCATCTTGGTCTACGTTGGTATCTCCCGTGTTTCCACACGTGTCCAAAAGCCAGCCCAACCAATCTTCGCGGTTACTCGATAAGTTTTGGTTTTTTCATAACCAATAATAAAAATAATCCGGTTGCGACTACCATAAATATAGATATAAACGCATCCCATCTACGCGGATCCTCTAGCTCGGGGATACTCATAGGTGGTGGAAGAGAAAAGTCTCGTTCCACTTTAGCAATATTCTCAAGTTTATCAGTAGAACACGTCACCGCGAGTTTAAGTATATGATTCGCATTTCTAAAATCGTATGGTATTAATCTATTGTTACTACTGTAATAAAACTGAACACGTAAACTGGATATCGTTTTTTGTGATCCGGAATCAAAATTGTGTTCGACGGTATCGTCAACACCCGAATAATTGATCACATCACCACACAAAAGTATACGTCCTGTATAAAACGGTGTTTCCGAAAACACGGTTTTATTAAATTCGTCCGATCCGCTACTCATTTTAACAATAATTGCATCAGCACCCTGTAAATTAATACTTCCTGTTTCTAAAGTATAAGGCGACGATGTGGTAGACGAAACGTTACTTGCCGGTAAACCTAAAACATCGTATGGTGTTGTGTACCCATTCGTACCAGTAGCGTAACCGTTCGCACCCCCGTAAAATTCAAATGTAAACGGTTCACTACCCGTAAACGTTATAGCATTCGTTTCCTTGTCAAACACGGCAGATGTAATAACACTAGAGGCGGCTGTTGCAACCGCCTGTGCTAAATCATTACCGCTATAGTTTCCTATAGGTATAGTGACTGTTGTTCCATTTATATCAAATTGGTTGTTCCTGGAGTGTATGAGGTACTGACTATTATGAATACGCGCTGATATAAGTGATATTTTAGTCACGTCATAAATAGGATTTTTTAGGTGTACGACATAATCACCTGGGTTTGGGTACAAAACAGGGTCCCGTTCACCACTATCTATATCTAAGGTGTGTACCTTCATTAAAATATATGAACAATATTTTAATGAGTGTAAATCTCATAATTTTTAATTATTTAAGAAAGGTTATGAGCTAATGGGTTACTTGCAAGTTGTCGTCTCGCCGTATCCAAACTCATATTTGTAGCGTTTGGATTTTCGTGTCCCTTATACGCGTTGAATTTATGATAATCGTTGTTTCTATATTGTTGTGTCCATGCACCATTCGCGGCGTTTACTCTACCATCAATTCTCGATGTATCGGAACGAACACTCGTAACCATACCACCTTGGTTAAGTGCATCGGCACGAACGTTCATTCGACCTGGACCCGCAGTTCTATTTGGTTTACCACGTCTATCGTCTGGCCTGAAACCATATTTCATAAGTTCTTCGGCAGTATGCGTCGATCCATATGTTCTCTTTTCACCAATCTTAGTCGCTGGTGTATTTAAGTAGCCACCAATAAAGCTACTAATACCTGGGGCAGGTTGGTTATTGTATTGATATTGTTCGATGGTACCATCAGCTTTATTTCGGGTTGGTTCTTGTGCACGAGTAAGTGCTGAAACCGTCCTCTTAGCACTCGCGTATCCCAAAGTATCCGTTCTCGAACCGGTTTCGGATCTATTCGTCGTTCTCTTTGTTCTCTCGTGTTCGCCTCTTGGAGTTCTTCCGGACATACCTTGTGCTCTACCTGGTACTGGAGGAAGACGACCATGTAAAAAGGCTGTCTTTTCAGGTCTATTATGGGCAACTTCACCAACGATACCACGTCGACCACCCTTTGCGTCGTACGCTGGACCCGACCTACCAGGTAAAGTCGTTAAGCGATACGCGCCGACGTTTTCTGGGTTCACACGAAACAATTGTTGATGACCACCAAACGCAGGAACTTCTGGACCAACACCCAAACCTGGACCAACGAGTTGTTTTTCAACTGGGGATAAGTTATTCATTCTACCTGCGTCATACATTCTGTTTCGCATGTTCAATATTTCACCACCCGCGGAACGTTTTTGTGGAGCAATCTCGGCGAAAGACCCGATTTCTTCTTTAGACGTATACGATGGTTCGACTAATGGTGAAAGTGGTCCCAGATATTCAGATTGAATAACGACATCCCGATCTGAAAAGTCCGAAACGACTTCCTGTTCTTGTATTGGATTACCTTCCACTGTATACGTTTCATTTGGTTTACTTAATTTTCTCCCGGCATAAACTAAACCGGCTATAGCCATTATAGATATAGGATCAGCCATTCTTATTTCTTAGCGAGATTTTTATTGAGGTATCTTTGCTGAAACAAACCATTTTGGGTTTCGGCACGCGTACTCATGGGTTCATACGTTTTTGTTCTAAGTGGTAATTTACATTCGACATTTTGAAGTGGGTGAAAGTTTCTTTCATACGTTTTTGCCAAAATCTTATTAAACTGGGAAGTCGATTGTGGTCTGAGTTGGTCAGATGTTTCGATGTATTGTGCTGGTGCACCTTTACCAGCCATGTATGGAGCTGTTCCATAGAGCATGGTATTTGGACGACTCGAGCCGTAGTTAAGAGTACTGGGCTGAGGATATACAAAAACTTCTTCAGTTGCGCATACGGGTGGAACCGCGTGATCTTGAACCATTTTCATTCCTGGTTGGAGTTGATACGCCATTTATTATTACAAAAGATTTTGTTTATGGAAATCGAGTATCTACTACTTTAATGTTAAATTGTTTAAAATTAAGGGGCTAATCCCGAACCTCTGTGCATACCACTTCTCTTATCCCCATTTGGATCGAGTCCCGCAAACGCTTCGAGTTGTACACCTCTCGCATCTGGGTCACATAATCTTGGATCCTGACGACACGTACTGCTCCTTTTACCATGGATAAACTCGTAATATGGTGTATTACCTATAGATGTATCTGGCATACTTATGAATTGTCTCGATAAAGCATTTCTTTGATATTCGGGCATAGATGATCGTGA